GAGAGCCGTCAAGCGTAATTGAAGCATCAAAGAATACAAGCTGGAAATTATCCTCCGACCGCAAAGTATTCATCCTTCTGCGCATAGCCGGGAGAACATGGGCCGCAGTAGAGCTACTGTGATATTGATGATGGGGAGTAATAATGCACCACCACTCAGTGCCTGCTTCGACTCCTACACTCACAGTATCTCTTCGGCTATCAGTAATTATAGCATCATCAGCGAGGACAGCCTTGCTTATTGTGTTACCAACTGACGAGGAGAGGAATCGGCCCTCTGAGGTACTGCGAACAGCTGCCGGACGATGGGGGCTATCCGCGGGAAATAAAGAATGCATCCCGTCAACCCTAAGTGTCCCCTTTCTAACATATACTGAAGCTCCGCGGGATAAGGCGGCATCAGTCCGTCGAGTATTAATCATGGAATCGCCAGCATTAACTGCTGTGTCGCTGTAGATCCTCCAGTCGTCTGCCGATCTATGTTTTATATCAACAATAACTGAATTTCTTGGGTTGCGCTCCCAGTGAAAATCTGTTCGGTCGTCTGGTATATACTTCATGTCGTATTCCCACTGCGCGTACCAGTAGCGACCCAAGTGGTCTTGGCAGAGCCGTTGATGTAATTACCCGCCACGCCACCAGCGCCGCCAGCATGATCGCTGCAGCCGTCTGTCGAGTCATTACCTAATCCGGCTGAGCCAGCAGCTCCTAGTCCATCCGTACCAGTGCCACCACTATTCCTATCGTTACATTCACAGCCTTTCCCACCATCACCGCAAATAGTCCCATCACCTCCGCCACCTCCGCTACCGCTACCCACGGTGCCGGGGTTGTCAATGGTAATGGCCACCGTTGTCAATATAGCGTCCCCGCCGACACTCCCAGCACTTCCTGCTCCGGTACTTCCTGCTGCACCACCAGCACCACCTTTACCCGAGATAGTGCCAGCATTATGCACGAGTATGAAGTCGACGCCGTCGGTCCAAGCGCCAATATCAAGCGGATCCGCGCTAGTAGCGGTAGCGGTCAAGGTAGTACCAGACCGTATGAACGCGGTCGTCCAGCTCCCACCGGTGGCGTGGCCGGGCTGCAACGCCTTGGTAGTGACCACGTCCGTCCTAAGATTATAATCCGTGCCGGTAGGTATCTCCACGGCGGCGTGGGGGCTGGCGTCATTCATAAGCATATACATCATGTGTCGTCGTCCGTGTCGGAGGTCCAAAAGATGTTCACGCCAATAAGCTTGGCGTCGTTGGGGAGGTTATCAGCCGAGACATCCCGATAAACCTGAAAATACACCACTTCCTCGGCAGCGGGCGATCCAGCCACAGTAATAGCAGACGTCGTTGGCGAAATATGTAAATCGTTTATCGCAATCAAAGCATCCGACCCAACCTGCGCTGTACCGAACGCGGTATCCATCGCATCATCATTGGCGAAGGCAACAGCCTGAATACCCCAGACGACAGTTTCAGCAGCGGAACCCGCAGCAGCCGTCCACAAGAAATTCGCCGTTATAGTACCCGCGTCCCAACGCTTTGGCATAGGGATAGTGAACTGGACAAATTCATCAGTAGAGGTGTCGAAATCAAAGGTGCGGAGCATAACATCGTTCGTGGGCAGCTCGACCAATCCAGCAGCCGCGCCGTTCGTGGTCCGCGCCGTCATCCCACCGGCCATGACAGGCGTTGTCTCCAGTCCAAATCCGCCAGAGACCAAATCGAGAATGCCTTGAACAGTGTCCTTCTTTTTATTATTTGAGTCATCCACATCAGCGAAGAGGATCTCATCACCGGCCGCGATTGTAGCGGTAGTAGCCCCCGTGACGAGTTGCTCCACGGCGTCGGGAGTAACCATCAAGGTCGTGCTGGTGCCCGTGTTAACTTGGGCATTGGTGGCTATTTGAACCACGCCGGTGGCAGATGTAGTGGCGGCCTGCTTGATATTATTGAATGCTGTAGCAAAAGTATCCACGTCGCTCAGATTATTCGCAGCCAGCAGATCGCCCAGTCCCGCACCCGAGGGGCCCGCCGGGGAGTAGGCAAAGCGAACAATCACGCCGTTGGTGAACGTAGTCCCACCACTAGCAATATGCACCACGGTGGCTTGCAGCCAGCCTGTGTTGTCCGTCATCGCGGTGATGTAGAAGGAGGCGAAATTGGCGGGCGTGTTCTCGTCGATGACGAAGATAATGCCCTTGTTCGTCCCACCGGAGACATCGTCCCACATCGCGAGGAAATCGGACACATCCGGATTACCAGTCGCAGCGGAAGTAGCGTCGAACGCCATAGCGGTGACGGAGGCAATCGTGCCGCTATTGAAGCGCACAATCCCAGCGCCGGGGTCTGCCATTGACGTAGTCGTGCTGAAAGTGAAGGGGAGCGCAATTGCCGACAAAGCAGTGTCCATAGTGACGAGATCGGCAGCCGTAGAGACAGCGTCGGCGGCGGTCGACACAGCGTCGGCGGCGGTCGCCGTGGCATCGGTATCAGCCAGCCCCTCGCTAACGAGCGACGCGGCGGCGGAAGCGGCCGCCAGCGTAGCTTGTGTGGTAGCCTGCGTTATGACATCAGTCAGCCCGCCCGCGGTGATCCGCAGCTCAACACGGTCGCCTGCGACAAAAGCCCGCGCTGTAGTACCTTCCTGCCCACGGGCAATAACACTGAAAGTGTCGGTGGACCGGGTCGTAACCTTGATGATCTCCAGATTATTGGATGTGTCAATCAACGTTGCATAAAAATAATCCCCGCCTGTGGGGCTGGGGAACAGCGCGCCGTCGGAAGCCGTAATAGATAGTGTGGTCACGGAGTCCGAGATGCCGCTAGTCAAGAGGCTGAAGGCATTGTTATTGAATAGAGCGTCGGCCATTACTTAAATCCCTATGCCCATTTGGTCATTCTAACACTGGGCGACGCTCGCCCTGAGCCAAGTGTAGCACGCGCTCGCCGCTCGGCTACCTGAAAAACGAATTGCTTTGCGTGATACGCCGCCAGCTCCCGGTCGCTCCAGACCTGTCCGGGGAGCACTAGGAGCTGCTGCAGGACGCCGTGAACAATGACGGACTCAAGATCGTCCAGATATATCTCATCCATCCCTGTGGCGGCCTTAGTAGGCCTCAGGGCCGCGTGCATACGCAACGTATACGTAGTCGCTGCATCCGGCACCGGAAGGATCTGATACGCATTAGGCGAGATAGTCATGAAATTCTGCGGGGTGGACCGCTTGGCGGTGTCGGTCGAGGGGTAATCCGGCCACTTCTTCCGGAAAGTTTCCGGCGTGAGCATGGTCAATATGATTCCTTCGTTGACCGTAGCCGTGAAGACAGTATGGACCTCGGAATTGCTCGGGGGGACATAGGCGTAGGAATACGTTCCAGCGACCAAAGTGACATCCGCCAGATTGAACCTCCACGCGAGGGTGCGCTCGCACACTTCAATTGCGGTAGTCCGAACTTGGTTAGTGATCAACGGGGTCGAAGCTCCCGGCACGCTGGGCATGACGAGCGACACAAGATCCGAAAAAAGACGGTCTGCCATCAGAACACCTCCACTGCACCAGCCTGACCAGAGATCGGCTGCCCGGCGCTCTCAGTGTCGGTCACGGAATTAGGCCGCCCGAGAGATGTGCTGGTGAGAGTCTCCACGAAGGACTCTTTGAACATTTTAGCCCGCTCGGAAGTAACACTCTCATTGTCAATGGACTCGGCCAGCCAGATCACCCCGTCGATGATAGTAGGCTGGAAGGCATCCGGAAGAAGTGTGACCGTAGTAGTCCCGTCGTAGGTTGTGGGGACCTGTGAGTACTCCACAGTGAGAGTCTGAGCCGCGGGGGCCTGCGGGTAAATAAAGAATTTATTCGGGTTCCGGATGTGGCGCATCCAGTTGACAGCCGCGGCCTCGGTCTCGTTGTGCCAACCGGGCGCGGTCTGATCTAGCGTCGCGCGGTTCACCTCGATGAGGCGATTACCACCTACGATGTCATGCACCTCGATGAGGCGCAACGAATCAGAAGGGCAGCTTTGGAGGACTGCTCCTTGGGTGCAGGCCACCGTCCCGAAATAAGCAAAGAGGTCCGGGCGCAACAGCTGAGTCCGCTGCAAGACTTGGTTACACAAGCCCAACAGGAACGTGTCCGAGTACCGATACGTAGCGGTCTCATCCTGAATGATGCGCCGGACTTCAGTGATTACATCGTTGAGGATCACGAGTTAGACCCCGCGGGAAGCATCATTGGCCACATCGGGGTTAGCTGACTTTTTGGGCTTTTTGTCGGCTTTCACGACTCCGAGATCTGCCTTGGAAGGCTTCGCAGAGCGCTCCTTCTGCACTTTGGTCATGAACCGTTCGGGGAAGGCTTCTTCCTCGGTGACTTCCTCCACCATGAGGTTCTCAGCTAGGTGGTGGGTGTACCCATAGATCTCACGGGTAGCCTTGTGACGGAGGAACCGGCCGGGTAATGCTACGTTGCGCATGTATCTCTCCTTGGTTGACAGGGGGGCTTCGGCCCCCCTGTCTATGACTTACGAGCAGTCAACCATAACCGCCCAGATACGCATAATGGACTGTGCCTGAAGCGCGGTCAGAAACAGCACGTCGAGCGTGTCGGCGGCGTTGTGGTAGTTGGTAGAGATGGCCGTGGTCATATTGGTACCAAGGCCAACTGCGCTACCGCCAGCGGCGGTGTCGAAGCCATCGACCCAAGCATCAACGTCACCGCCAGTATAGCCAATATCAATGG